CGACTGTTCCCGTTCAAGCTCTTCTTTCGGAACGTACTTTTCGATGTACTCTTTGAATGAAATGCCAAGTTCTTTCCTGTGTTCACGGGTTCTTTGATACAAGTCTTTGTACTTGATTTCAAGGCTTGTCACAAGCGTATCATTACGGCTTTCTCCCATATCCCCGATGATGTCGTACCACTTCTTCTTGCGGTCTTGCCAATAGCCTTTACGGGTGTCAAGGATAGAGAACGGGGGAACGACAAAGCGGTCAAACAATGATGATTCGGGTGCGCTGTTCGGCAGGGAAGAAGAACTGTTCCCGCTTTCGCTATCTGATTTGTCTTCCCACAGGTCTAATCCCCAATCAACAAGTTCTTCCGTATCCCATTCATTGGCGAGAGCGTCCATGTCCCACTCTCCATAACCCACGTTGTCTTTGATGATGAACTCCCGCTGTTCTGCGTCTGTCAGTTCAGAAGCCTTGATAACATGGGCTGTTGGTCTGTCAAGCCACTTTTCCCAATGACTGCGTAAAAGGTCTCGTTCTGCTTCTGTCTTCTGTGCGTATCCTGAACATTCCCCAAGCCGGGTGTTTATTTCAGCGGGAGACATTTCAGCGATAGCGGACAAAGCCCGAAGACGCATATTCCCACCAAGAACCGTGAACGTGTTGTCAACGACTATCGGGCGAAGTTCAAGCATCTTCGGGAGAATTAGAATAGACCTAATCAACTTTTCAAACTTGTCATTCTTGATTGTACGGGGATTCGCCCCGTTAACCTGAATCTGTGAAAGATGAATCGTTTCTGTTTTCATACTCTTTTTTTGCTTAGTGATTACATTGTACGCACAAAAATATGAAAAAGTGAGTATAAAATAATCACTTTTAGACAAAAAAGTGGCTTTTTAAGGGGCAAAATCATTCAAAATGGCTGATTTCATCAAATCAAGGGTCTTTTTCTTGTACAAGTCATCAGGCGTTGTTCTGAACACACGCCAGCCCATAAGTGTAGCCGTATTATACTTCTCAATGTCTCCGAGAAAACCTTTTGGGGAAGTGTGCCGCCCGCCCGTCCATACACCGCCCTCAACTTCAAGGGCGATTTTGTGTTCAGGCACGGCGTAATCAAACCGCCACTTCCTGACGGGGTGAAATTTGAACTCTTTTACACAATCTACTTTTAAATCGGTCTTACAAATAACCGTGAAAACGTCACGAAGGGGCGGTTTTGCCGCCGTCTGTCGGCTTTTCTTTGTTTTTGCGATACTTTTATCAGCTTTCATGTTTTAATGTGATTTTTTGGGCTTGTTTAAAGGCAAGGAAAACAGAAAGGGGATTGCTCCCCTTTGTCTGTGTTTATTCTCATTTCATCAGAATGGCAGGTCATCCGTATTTTCCACAGCTTGCGCCCCGTCAAAGGTTGAACCGACATTCATCTGTGGGGCGGTTTTTTTCACAAGCGGTTTCATGCCGCCGATAATCGGGAGGGCTTGCCTCTGTTCTTCTGATAAGGCTTCGTATATCTCTTTGTCAAGTGACTGTTTGATACAGTGGGTTTCTTTGAACTGCGGGTTCTCCATTTCTATGGCTGTCAGGTTCAGATAAACGCCTTTTTCCCCGACATAAAGCCCGCTGTCATCAACCGGGATGACAAGACAGCGTTTTGTTTCCGTGCGCCCTTTGAAGTTTGTTATGAACGCCCCTTTCAGTTTCAGGAGGTCTTCTTTGATTGAAAAATTACCCATAATTTCTTGTTTTTTATTCGATTAAATATCCGTTTTCTGTAATAAGTTCACTTCATTTGCGTTCAGGCTCTCAGGTTTAATGATAGCCTTTTTTCTTCGGGTTGCTCCGGGTTCTGAGCCAATAGGGTTTCCGTTGCCAGTGCTTCCGGGGATGCAGCCGTTCCCTATATGGAGGGTATGGGTCACACTCTGATGGTTCAGAACAGATTTCATAATCTTCAAGGCTTATTTTTTTCAGTTCATATTCCAAGCTGTGTTCAATAACTTGCGCCATCAGACATTCAGCCCCGAGCCTTGATATTTGTTTGATAGCCCGTTCAATCTCAGCGATAGACATTCCTAAAGATTCCTGAGCGTTTATCAAAGCCTCTTTTAACTCTTTTACCGCTTCATCAAGGAGACCCAACTTTTTTTGAAGACTGTCACAAACATCATTCAGATTGTTTCCCATAGGTCATACCTCCTTATCATTGTTTCTTGAATGGGTTAATACATATTTCTGCTCCGTTTTTATCAAGATGTCAACCAGCTTATGCGTTTCAAGGAAATACGCCTTATCTTCATCCGTGGTGCATGAATGAAACTGACTTAAATAACCTTGTGTTGTCGCTTTTAAAACGGTCTGCAAATCGCTCTTTTCCCAACAGTGCGGACATACATAGAACACCCCGTAATCATCGGTAATGTCTATATGTTCAGACCCGCACGCAGACCAAGGTAAATGACAAATACCACAGCGGCTTTCAGAAGAATAAATCCGTTGGTAAGCAGACACGACAAATGGCAGTCTTTTTATTTCATCTTTTGTCATGGTTTGGGAATTTTAGTGTTAATCACGTCTTTCAGCCATTGTTTGTACGGGAGAATGGGTTTCCCGAACAAACTCATGTTCATTCTGTAGCTTTCGTACATCTGTTTGCGAAAATCCGCAGGGATTTGTTTTTTCTGTTTTCTCATTTTCATTTTCAATTCTTTTTATGTTTCACATCTATCCAAGCCGTAACGATTGCGCAAAAAAAGTTTATCACGCTTATTCCTGCCAATATTTTTGCAAGCCACAATATTTCTGCATCATAAGCCAGTAAACACGCAATCAACGAGAGCCAGAATGTTATTTCCTCAAATTGATAATTCTTCATTTTTCGTTATTTTTTAAGTGAATAAATTCAGTTGTACAGGTCTGTTCTTGACCGTTCTTTCATATATCGGGCAGCGGTTTCTATAAAAGCATGAACCACTCTTAGCGGCTGAGAACCTTTCATCCCAAAGCCGCTTGTATTCATCTGTTCCCATTTCGGCTTCTGTGTTCAGAAACTGAACCAGCTTCATACAGAAGAAGCCCCGTTCTTCTTGCTTCTCATCGTGAAGCGGTATCAAGCCGTTTCCTTTCGGTCTCATGGTCTCAACTGTTTAAGAAGTCTTTCAAGACCCCGCCCGTCCTTTATGCTTTTTCCTGTTGCCCATCCGCTGTACGGGAAGAACGTCACTGTTTGCCCTTTGTGAATGAACTGTATCTGAGTGTTGTCACGCTGAACAATCTCAAATCCGATTTCCTGAATACGGCTGACAGCATATTCAATGCGTGTCGGTTCAAGTCGTTTTTGCCTTTCAATGTCTAATCTTGCCATGACTTTATCGACTTATCCATTCTTTAACCCTGTTTATGTATGTTGGAGGAACATAGTAGTTAAACTCCCCCTGTTCAAGAGCGTTTATTTCACTTTGTACGGTTTGAATTTTACTGTCTTGTTCCTGTTTAGCGTAGTTGAACAAGTCGTTCTGTACAGGCTTGTTTTGAAGCGTTTTCAGCTTTGTTCGCTTCGCTTTAAGTAGTGTTTTGCTTTTTTCTTCAATATATTCTTCCCCTTGCAGAAGTGTCTGAGGACAAATCGTTAGTTCTGTTTTACGGAGAGGGTTATTAACTTTGATAAGGGCTGCAAGGTATTCAAAATACCACCTCCATTTCTCAATCATAGAGACAGATAATTTGTTCCGATAATAAACCACTTCATCAGCGTGATGACCTTTGAATATGGTTATCTTTACGCAAATCGGATTTTCAATCAATCTTACCATAACTTCGGGTTCTGTTTTTCGTGAATAATTCTTTGAACTCTCTCTATTTCGTCATCAATGACCCGTTCAAGTCTCTTGCTTTCTGTCAGGGCTGAACTTGTCTTGGTCTTGAAATATTCCCGCTGTTTTTCTCTCATTCGGACAACAGCGTCAAAAAATTCTTTCGGTTTCATGTCAATACCTGAATTTAGTGAAGTGAATAATTGCAAGTTCTTTATGAACTCTACCATCATCATCTAACTTCTGTTTACATATATCCCTGTCAAACCATTCAATAAAATCAATAGGATTTAAACCATCATTGCGAGCAATATCATCAATGTTTATTCCTTTGTCGTTATCCAATGTAACATCATAGCAATAATGGCATTTGTTGTCATCATCATACCACTCAGTTCTATAAAATACCACTTTCTGAATACCAACACCGTGTTTCACAGTCAGTCTTGTTATTTCAATTTGTGGGCTTCTGTATGGTTTTCCCGACCATTGTCTGACAGAGAGAACTGCCTTGCCTTGTTGAACCTCTGTGATGCGTTTCAGCCATAGTGGATAGTTTGCCCGTATGGTGTGTATTTTCAAGCCTGAGAAACATTCGCCCGTACACATGGCAGGGTTACGTTTCTTGCATTTTGAACAGGTCTGTCCGCTTAGGAAAGCTGCTCTGAATTTTGTCGGTTCTCCCGCTCGCTTGTGCCATGTCGGGAAAACCTGTGAGAGTGTGATTACATACGTTTTCATATTCGATTGTCATTAAAACTGCGTAAATTGTTTTCTTAACTTATTCCATTCTTGATTGCTAAAAGAAAAAAGATTCCTTTTGCCGCACTCTTTATAGTCGCTTATATCATAAGCGACTAAATAGACTTTCTTTGTTTCAAAATCAAATCCGGTCACTCTATAACGCTTCTCATTATCCCTATACATTGCTCCTTTGTGCAATCTTCTGCCTTTAATATCTATGAATGGCTTAAAATTGTAGAATGCCTCATAGCTTTGACAGGCTGAAATATTTCCAGAAATAACAGCCTCTCTATAAAAGGTCTCGCCTACGCCTTTACCATTTGAGTTGACCCCGAACCAATAACATCCACTAAATCCTGCGTATATATTTTTGAAGTCGTTTTTGTTGAATTCCATTTGAGAAATTATAGCTAATATCACGGCTTTATACATAGTCGTATTAACTCTTACATACGAATCCGTTTTTTCATTATTCCAAACAAATTCTATCAGTTCAAATGCTTTTGATTTTTGATTCATATTCTATTAAATTTATGATTATTAAAACGGGCATTCTTCATCGGAGGGCTGAAAGTCATCCCAGTTGAATTGAGAGGCTTCAAAGGCTTCCTGTTCACGCCGCTTGATTTCTTCCTGTAAATGGTTGCTGTTGTCCCAAACGGGTTCTGTTCCGTTGACAAAGGGGCTGTAACGCCCGTTGCTCAGGTTGTATTTGAACAGAGCCATGCCGCACTCTCCGAGGTGTCTGAACTTCACTTTCTTCACGTAGATTTCAACCGTGTTTTCAAGTCGGTTTCTGTGAACGACAATACCGAAATCAGCCTTGTTGTAGAAGTTAGCCGAGCCGCTGATGTCATAAAGTGTCGGTATCTCAGGCTCGCCGTCTTTGTTCTTCTGCATCTTTGTTGGGTGCGCCATAAGGATAACCAACACATCGTGCTGCTGTGCGAAGTTTGTCAGTTTGTCAAGCAGCCTTGATATGTATTTAGTCTCGTTCTTGCCATCGCTTTCATCTTCAAGCCTGTTATATGGGTCAATAACGAGAACTTTAATCCCCTTGCGTCTGACAAGGAATTTCGCCCTTTCTAAAATAGCGTCAACCCTGAAATCGCTTTTCGGGGATATGAAGAAGAAATTTGTTTCAAGGTGTTGTTTCACTTGTTTGTACTCCCCGTAGGTCAAGTGTTCTTTGTCAAACTGTTTGCCCGTGAACTTCTCAATCAGTTTTGAGGCGTGATATTCCAGCGGGGCGTTCTCCGGGCTGAAATAAGCGAAACGCCAGCCGTAACGGATATTCAATCGTTCTGCAATCTCGTCAATAAATTCAGACTTGCCCGAACTCGGAACGCCCGTGATGATACACAGACGCTTTGTTTCAAAAGAGCACAATCGGTCGAAGTTGTCATGCCCGATTGTTACCCCTTTCTGCAAGCCATGCTCAAACAGAGCGTCAAGGGATTGTTCAAAGTCTGACAGCGTGAAAACGCCCTCAATCTTTATATCGGGAGCGTCAGCGATACATTTCAGAAGACTTTCACGCCCGTACTTCTGCAAGTGTTCGTTAGCGTCCTTGCATCCGTCCCCGTATTCAATTATCCGGCAACGTTCAGCCCCGAAACGCCTTATTAGTTCTTCTTTCAGAACAACGCCTTTCGTGTCCGTGTCGGATGCGATGTATATTGTCTCTTTGTCATCAAAGTATTCTTCGAGATAATCATCAAGGTAGTCAAGGTTTGAGTTAGCCCCGTTCGGAACGCTCACAACATCTGTCCGTCCGCATTCAAAGAATGACAGAGCGTCCATTTCGCCCTCTGTGATGATACATTCTTTCGTACCTTTGATGTTGTCAATCCCGTATGGGAGAAGTTCTGCGCCTGAACAGAGTTTGAAACATTTGTCTCCCGTTCTGAATTTCGTGTTGACAAGTTCCCCGTTATGGTAGTAGTTGAACTGAACCGTATTCGCTTTGCCTTTCTTCTGTGGCATCCATTCAAGCCCCTCGGTTACTTTCATCGCCGTCAGGGTCTTTTCGCTGATGCCACGCCCTTTGAACCATTCAAGGGCTTTCCCAGAGATTGAAGAACAGTCCTGACGTGGGGCGGGTTTCTTGTAAACGGGTTTCTCGCGGCGTATGGGGGCGGCGTTGCGCCACGGGCGGTCTTCTTTTTCCCAAGGCTCTTTTTCCGCTGCACAGCCCGAGAAGCCGCAGTAATGACAATTGAACTCGCCTGTTTCAAGGTTGATAGAAAGACTTTTGTCACGTTTGTCGTGACGCTGGTCATGGCACTGTGGGCAGAAAACCTTTCTGTTCCCTGAACGCCCGTATGGGGCTTTTATCCCGTATTTTTCCCAATTTATGCTCATAATAAAATCCAAGTGTTTGATGATGAATCCCAAGCGTGTCTGTCAGACGGACGTGGCGGGGCTGTAGGAGGTATTATTGCCTTGCCTGAACCGTATGTCCTTCGCCCTGAGTTGTCATAGAACTCGCCGACACCAAGTTGAACCTTTGTGACTTTTGAACCGTTCTGAACGCCGCTGCCTTTATCGTTGTCGTAGTTGCCCTCTTGAACCTTTATCCAGTTTGAACCGTTCTCAAAAATCCAATCGAATGTCGCCGTCCACGCCCTTTTGTTGGATTGCCGCCCGGTCAGGAAGTCGGAAGCCTGAACACGCTTGAAGATGTCTTCTGCGGTCTGTATCCAAGTCTCACGGCTTTTGCCCCATTCGTCACAACGGCATTTTATTTTTGTTCGCCTGTTGTCATTGAGTTTTTGAACTTTCGGCAGAGAAACACAGATTGAGTTCCACAAGGCGCATATATCCTGATAAGGATATTTTTCTTTGCTCTCCTTTTCTTTACTTTCCTCTCCTTTAGGGGTTTCTTGCGCAGAAAACCGTTCTTCATCCTGTGTTTTCTCGGAAGAAACTTTCTGTTCAGGCTGTTTCTTGTCTTCAAAACAGGGTTTTGACGGGAGGTTGGTGTTACGGGTTCTGTAAACATCTGAAAGGTTTCTGACAAAATTCGCAATCCATAAAACATGATGTTCGTTCCATAGCTCAATGTCAATTTTGTTTAGATTTATCAAGACGTTGATAATGTCTTTCGCCTTTTCCTCTGTGACACGTGTTTTGGCAAGAAGATACTCCCAATTTGAAGCGTTTGAACAATCATAGAAATGCCCCTCACTTTCCCCGAGAATTTCAAGGAGTTTGAACCAAAACGCATATCCGTCATTCCCAAACTTGTTTTCAAGGATGAAAATCGTGCGCCCGCCCTTGACGAAGTGCGGGAAATAATCAACGGTTTGTTTTTTCGGTCTTGCCATAGCCTGATGGATTTATAGGGTTGTAAGAATTGATTTGCGGAGTTTCTCGTTCCTTGCGTTCCATTCAAAGGAGCGTATCATCCATTGACGGTAATCAAGGGGAATGTCCGCTATTCTGTTCCCCTTATATTTGCCGAAAGGCATGATTTCAATCGGGGCTTCTGCCCGAGCGTCTATCGCCCGTGTGTCTTCACGGGTGTAATGACCGATGTCCGAAATGGGTATGCCTGACAGAAGCCGCCCGCCCGTTCCGAACATTCGCCACATTTTACCCTGCTCAAACGTGATGTCTTCAACACGCCCGAAACGTTCAACATTGCCGCCGAGGTCAACAATCAAAGCGTCCGTTTTCTCAGGGTCAATACGTGTCGCACGTCCGATAATCTGATAATACAAGGCGATAGAAGCCGTAGAAACGCCTAAAATGATGCAGTCGATACCTGTATAGTCAAAGCCGGTCGAAAGCACTCTCACGTTGAAAATAACCCGTATTTCGCCCGCCCTGAAACGTGTGATGACCTGAGAACGTTCCGTCCTATCCATTTCCCCGTAAATCACGGCTGAGTTTGGGTATTTCTTTGAAAGCGTTATAGCGTCCTCAACAGAGGGAACGAAGACAAGAATATGGCGGCGGTCTGAATGTCTGTCAAGGGCTTGAACAATCTGTTCAGACCCTCCGTTTGCGTCATACGCCCGCTGAACGCTTTCTTCCGTGTATTCAGATTTTGAACTGTTGAAGACAAGAAGACTGCTGTCGAATCCCGTTGTCTCATATTGAAGCGGAGACCAAAAGCCGAGACGAACCATTTCAGCCACCTGCCCGACATGAATGATTTCTTTGAAGAAGTTGCCTTTCTTTGAACGGGAGGTCAGCATGACAAGTTTTGAGAAGTTCTGCCCGTCCTTATCCCGGTTCGTTTGCAGCTTCACGGGGGTAGCCGTGATTCCGAGGACGTGGGTTATACCGCTTTCTTTCAGGAAACGCCCGAGCATACTGTCAGCCTCACGTGGATAAAGGTGCGCTTCATCAATCAACATTTTTGTAAACCCGAGAGACTTGAATTTAGCCCCGAGGCTCTTTATTGAGCCTATCGTGGCGTAAGTTATATGGGCGATGTCCTTTCGCCCGAAACTCGCGCTGTAAATGCCCGCATTCAAGGCGAAATCCCCGCATAGCGAGCAATATTTCAAATAGTTTTGTTCGAGCAACTCTTTCGAGGGTTGAAGAACAATCATTTTATCGTTGCTGTTCTTTGCGACAAAAGCCGTCAGTATTGATTTTCCCCAAGCGGTCGGGAGAACAATCAAACTCGGCTTCGGTTTCTTTTCCGTGAAGAACTGAATAGCCTTGTTTATCGGCTCTGTTTGGTTTTCTCTGAGTGTTATCATATTTGAGAGAATAAAACTCCGTATTTAGGGCTAACCACGCATAACAGCAAGCGTTTGAAAACCTTTCGGATGTTCAACCCATGTACGGAGTTTATATCGTTGTTTAACTGTCTTTTCATTTCGGTTATTGCAAAGATAAGTGATTACATTGTACTCACTTTAAATCACGAAGATTTTTTTTAAGGCTCTCAGAAAGTTCAGGCTTTGAAAGCGGCTGTTTCGCTTTCAGTTTCTTCACAAGGATATTTGCGAGGCGAACCTTGTTATAAGTCCGGGTGTCCTTTTCTTCAACCTGAACCCCGTCTTTCCATGTTTCGATATAGCTGATTATATCTTCCATTTGCTTATTTGAAATGATATACATAACCGTCTGACCTTTCTTTGTTGATTGAACCTTATTTTAACAGGAAGCGGCGTGCCCCCTGAACCTCCCTTGAGAACTCGGAAACCATTTCAGGGTGTGCGGCTTTGAAAGCCTTGTCATCAAACTTCATTGACGGCTTGGGGGCTTTCCATGTGGCGAGCGTCTGACCTCCGTAGCTGATAGCCTCTGCATCTCCGAAGCCAAGTTTAATGCGTTCTTCCAACTCTGTCTTGATTTCATCAAGTTTATCCATCTCTTTCTTGACTTCTTTCAACTTTTGATAGTCTGAGAAAATAGCGTCATTCACTTCAACGATTTTCCCGTCCGTGTGACGGTTGAATTTCAGCAGAATGTCTTGAACCGATGTCGCTTCGGGTTCTTTCTTCCCCTGAATGTTGTCACGCCAAAACTTTTCAACTTCTTCAACTATCCATGCGTAGAAGTCAGGAACAAAAGACAGGTCTTTATAGCCGAACTCACGTCCTGAACAGAGCCAAGCCAAACTGCCCTCTTTCAATTCTGCAACCCCGAGTTGATATTGAACCTGACAGAACCAATGCTTCGGCAAATCGTCAGAGGAAATTTTCATTTGGGTGGTCTTACATTCCAAAACACCTTTGTTTGAAGCGTTCTTCTTTTCTCCTGCGAGCCAATATGTACGGTCAGGGCTGACCTGTAGATAGGGGCGTTCATTGTTTCTTATCAGCCAGTCCCCGGCTGATGACTTGATTATTTCACGTCCCGTATCGTCATGCCAAAACTGCGCAACTGCGTCTTCGAGATAGTGACCCGCTTTCATAGCAAAGGTCTCTGTTTTAGGTTCATCAAGACCAACCTTGCGTCTCCAAAGCTGATAAGGGGTTTCCCACGGGTTCAACCCGAGAATAGTTGCAACCTCACTGCTCCCGATACCTGACTTTCTATGTTCAAGCCATTCGTTACGGTCTTTCGGTCTGATAATCGTGTAGCTCATTTTCTTTCCTCCTGCTCTTTTGCGTTCAATACTGATTTCATCAAAGAATCAAGCATACTTAGAGAAGCAGCCCTCTTTAACAACTCACGTCCTTGGGGTTGTCTTATAAACCCGACTAAAGCGTGAACGACTTCTTCTTCATTCCCCATGATAGACCCGGTTTGACGTGAGCTTTCCCCGTTTTCGTCAGGCTCAGAGGCGATGATAATTAAGGCGTGTCTCTTATCAGACTTTTCTATAAACTTCTGCATTTCTTCTGAAAATGCGTCAACCTGTGACATAAATTCGCTGTTATTTTTAGTTTCCATAAACTGTTGATATTTGAATGTTAAACATTTGTTGTTACTCACTTGCGGATAAGACAGAAGTCTACCCAGATGTTGATGAACTGTTTCCCGCAGTAAACGGCGAGCGTGTCGCTCTTTAAGCAAAGGCGAGAACCGACGGCCGCATTCGCAATCGAGGGGGCGGTAGTCGAATCCGCAGAAGCGAGACCCGCAAAACCTGTTTGATATTCGCCTGTTGACATTAAGCGGCGGTCTGTTTTTTCGTCTTCATCCATGTCATTGATTTCTTTCTGAGTATAGAGCCAAAACCAAGGATAATAACGCCATTCGTCCTCTGTGAATTGAGGCTCCCAGCCCTCGTTCAAGGCGGCGCAGATGATACGGAGTTTGAGGTATGCAAGTATGTCCGTATCGTTTTTATTGTTTTCGTGGATGTTGTTTGTATAACCGTTATATGACCTTACAAATGGGTGTTCTTCCCCAAGTTCACGGCAAGCGTCTTCAAAGGTCTTTACACGCTCCATGATGTCTTTGGGTTTGAATGTATCTTCCCCGAAAACCTTGTGCATTTCGTTCTGAACCTGTTCTTTTGAAATTGCCGGGTAATTGGTTAATACCTGATAAAGTTCCCGCAAATCGTCTCTTTTGACTTCAATTACTTCTTTCATAATGTTTTACTTTTTAGATGTTGATGTTTTCTTTGACTTTTCTTCTTTGATTTCACCCGTTTCAGGGTCAACGTTGGCGGGTATCTCTCCCGTTGCTTGTGCGATAGCCGCTGCCGCCTTGTCAGTCGCCGAAGCGGTCTTTTTATTGGCTTCATCTTGTGCTTTGGCTTCAAGTTGTGGTTTGACAAAGGTTTCCTGAACGGTTGTCGTTCCCTCTTTGATTGCGTTCCAAGTGGCTCTCAGTTCAAACAGACGTTCTTTGTCTATGTCTGCGATAGTCTTGATACCGAGATATTGGCAAATCATGGCTTCCGTCACACCCGCTTTTGCGAAGTTTGCCAAACAGTTCTTGCGTGATGTCTCAACGTCAATCGCCTGACCGAGCGCAACCTTTTTAACTTCATTGATGACACGTTTTGTAACGGCTTTCGGTATGACCGCCAAGACTGCATTTCTGAAAGCGATTGAAGAGGCAGCGTTGCCTGTCACAACCTGCATATCGTCACTGTATGTTTTGCCCGTTTTCGTTGTTATCCGGCGGTCAACGGTCTTGCATACGGCGTAGTTTGTTTCAAGGTCATGGCAGACAGCCTGAGCCGTGATTTTACGCCCGTCATTCCCGATTATACGGGTCTGAACTCTCAGGTTTCCCCAAGCCCCTGCGATAATTTCTGCCATACGGATTGAAAGCCCTTCAATGGTGTTGTCATTACCGTTTGCGTCCTTTCTTCTGAGAACATAGAAGCAGTCTTCTGCCGTTTCCTTATCCATTGTGGCATAGGTGGCGATTTTGTTTAAGACTGTATTCAGGTCACGGGGATATTGCTTCGCCGTGGCAATCTGAATGTCAATTTCTGACCGGGTAATTTCCGCAAGCATTTCAGCTTGTTTGATTTCAATAATGTCATTTTCCATAATGATGAAATTTGATTGTTAATAAAATGATTGATTTAAATTTTATGGGTTGCTAAATATGTTGTAGCCTGATTTTGAATTTCTTCTTCTGTCGGTATGCGCCGTTCAAGCATCCATTCTTCCAATTCAGACTTCTTGAAATATAGTTTGCGGTTTTTCTTGAAGTATGGTATTTGTCGGTTGCTTGTCAGGCGGTAAAGGTGTCCTTTGCTCAATCCCGTGAACAGAATCGTTTCTTCAAAGTCAAGAACCGTTTTTGAACTGATAAGCGTCAACCGTGAAAGGTTGTCTATCTTTTCGTTGAGTTGTTCCAAAGTGATTTCCATATTCAATCCTCCTGCATGTTTATTTCCGGTAAAAGACCCTTTTTTGAGAGCCATTTCCCGCATAGAATACAACCTGAAAAACTTGTTATCGCAAGGGCTTTAATCAGAAAGAAATCGCCCAATGTCATACATACCTCGGGGGCTTCTTCTCCTGCGAGAACCATGAATGAAACCATTCCCCAAAGACCGAGAACGGTCATCAGCCCCCATTGAATAATTTTCTTTTTCATAATGACTTACAGTTTTCGATGTCAAACATTATCGCTTTCAATCCCGTTCTTACGATGTCTTGATATTTAATCAAGAGTTTTTGAAGACGGGCGTTTTCCGTGTTTATGGTCTTGTTAGCTGTTTCAAGAGCTTTGATATACTGTGCGTCAGACTGTCCGTTCCGGGAGACCGTTACCTCCGTGACGTGCGGTTCGGGAAAAAGCCATTCAAAAAGTTCTGTTTCTTTGACTGTAACGGTGCTCACAGTCTTTGTCGTTCTTTTTGTTGTCACAGTCTTTGTCTTTTCTGCCGCCGCTTTGGTCTCGTTTTTTCTCTTTTCAGCTTTGCGCTCCCAATACCTTTCCATGTACTTTTTATTGTACTCGGTCTTGATTTTTTGCGCCTCTTTACTTAGTGCCATTTATACCCCCTTTCTGCGCTTCCAATTTCTTCTCCACACGGCGGCGAATCAAGTAAATAGTTCCTGCGCTGTGTATGTTATATTTCTTCATCAGGTGTTCTGTTACGAGCGTTTTACTCTGTCCCTCAACGGCAATCAGGGCGTTATACTCGTTGTAAATAGCCAAGTCACGGGTTTCCCGTTCTGTTTGGCAAGGTGTCTTAAAAATCATTGTTTCCATATCGTCATTTGTTTGAAATTGCTTTTCTGTATGTCACGTCTTCCATACCATTTGATAGGGATAAAATGCGCATGAGTTCTTCAAGGTCTATTTCCTTGTCGCTTGCCTTGTCATCATCGTTAGGGGTACAGTCAAAGATGTTATGTTTGTTGACGAAAGCGTGGAGAATGTCTTTCATCAGGCGTTTTTTCTCTTTGTTAAACTGAGACTTGAAGAACGCAACCATGTCGGATATTTCAGCATATTCCAAGTCTGTCAGGTCTATGTAGATTGTCTTCTTTGAAGCACTGTAAGTTGACCCATTAAATGCTTCGCTCTTGCTACCAAGAACCGATAGGAAGACTTGAATGATAATCGTGCGTTCTTCTTTGTTCCTATACTTGAATGTCCTGCGTGAAATATTGTTTTCGCAGATGTCTTCAAGCGTCATACCGTATTTTCTCAGATGTTCTTCAAGAAGACGGCGGGCGTTCTCTGCCTCCCCTCCGCATCCCCGTTCTGCGAGAGCGAGAAGTTTTTTGAGTTTGTCAGTAATTCTTTCCATATCAAAAATTTACTTATCAGTTTATTCCGATTTTATTTATTATTTCGTATATTTGTCCGCATACAAAATTGTATAACGGTGCAAATATAAACAAAGTAATTATTTTGAAAGAATAAATCGAAATTAAATTT